AGTTCAGCTAAAACTAGAAACGATCCTAACTCAAGAATACGTCAAGCAAGACGAAGGTGGAAATGTTAAATGGCAGCTAAAAAGAAAACCAAAAAAGACGCTTGTTATCATAAAGTAAAGCGTAGTGCAAAAGTTTGGCCTAGCGCATACGCTAGCGGTAGACTGGTCCAATGCAGAAAAGTTGGCGCAGCCAATTACGGCAATAGCAAAAAAAGAGTAAAAAAAGCAATAGGCGGTAGTGTTCGTGGCCAGGGCGCTGTAATGACCAATAGACTAAGATAATGGGAAAAGAAACTCTTAGAGATTGGTTTTCTAAAAATGACGGTACAGGATGGGTAGACTGTAAAACAGGTAAGCCGTGCGGTAGAAAAAAAGGCGAGAAAAGAAAGAGTTATCCAGCTTGTAGGCCCACCAAAGCACAATGTACTTCAGCTGCTAAAAAGAAAAAAGGACCAGCTAGGATTAGTTGGAAGAAAAAAACCAGAAAAAAATTATCAACAGGCGGTTCAGTTCGTGGTCAAGGAATTGTTATGACTAATAGATTAAGATAGAATAATATTATGGCAAAACTTAAATATCCAGATAAAGCTGATTTAGATAACAATAAAGAACTTAGCTCTTATGAAAAAAACAGAGCTATGGCTATTGAAAAAGCTATGAGAAAACAAAATAGAATAAAAAAGTTTGCGGGTGGTTCTATAGCAAAAGGTTGTGGAGCAGTTATGAATCAAAAAAGAAAAGTTACTACATTTAGTTAGGAGAAAATATGTCAACTAAAGATAAAAAAATGCAAGCTAAAGAAGCTGCGAGGTTAAGTGCAAAAGTAAGACCAGATGCACCTGTAAAAGAAGATCGTATATATCTAAATATGCCTAAAAAGAAAGCTCCGGCTAAAAAAGCGCCGGTAAAAAAAGCTCCAGTCAAAAAAACAACCAAAAAAGGTAAAAAATAATGGGAAAATATAATTCTAAAGGCGGCAAAAAAATGATGAAGTCTAAAGGCGGAAGTATCATGCAAAAATCCAAGGGTGGATCTATGATGAAGAAGTCTAAAGGTGGATCTATGATGAAAAAGTCAAAAGGTGGATCTATAGTAGCAGGTTTTGCAAATCGCAGAAGAGAAGATATTACCTAATTAGTGGCGTATTTATACAACAACATACCTCATTTTAAATGCTGGGTAAGGAGAGAGTACACCCATAACCATGAGAAACATCATGGTGAGTTTTTACACGCTATGGCGGTGGGCGTTACAACAATGCCAACTAGATGTTTAAGTTTTCATGTAATATTTACCGGAGAAGAATCTAATTGCGAAGATTGGGATGAGGGTAATATAAATGGTGGTGCTATGTGGGCAAGAATGCCAATTACAGGATTAGTTGCCGATACTCTTGTTGATGATTTTGCAAAGCCTATGGCAGTATATGACGCACAACCCTGGGATTGTTCTTCACACCATAATTCAGTATACGTTATAGATAGAGCTACGCCTTGTCCTTGGCTCGCAAAAATAGACGGTAAAATGTTTCCAGCAAAGTATTATTTTACGGTTGATTATGCTGAAAATGAAATTGCTGATGATCCAGCTCAACATAAAAGTAGTCATGTTTTAGAGCTACTAGACGCTGGTGAATGGACAGGAAATATTGTAGCTTTGCCAAACAATAGAGTGAGAGTTACGCATCCTGCTTGGTTTGTTACAGGAGAGGGAGCGCCAGACTTTAAACCGTCTCAACATATACATTACTCAAAATCTGATTTAGACTACACATTAGATGTAAACAGAGTTTTTGATAACCTGTATAACGAGGATAAATAGATGGCAACTTCAAACAGTACAGATTTTGAACCAAATGTAGCTGAATTTATAGAAGAAGCATACGAAAGATGCGGTTTGGAGCTTAGAACTGGATATGATTTAAAAACAGCAGTTAGAAGTGTAAATTTAATGTTAGCAGAATGGGCTAATAGAGGTTTAAACCAGTGGACAATAGAACAAGCTACACAAACTGTTACTCAAGGCACAAACGAATATACACTTAACGCAAATATAATAGATATTCTAGATGTAGTAGTTAGGAGAACGGTTAATAATGTTCAAACAGACATTTCTATCAGCAGAGTTGGTAGATCTGAGTATTTAAACATACCTAACAAAGAAACACAGTCTAGACCAACTCAGTATTTTTTAGATAAATCAATAATTCCAATATTAAAAGTATGGCCTGCGCCAGAAAATTCTACAGATATTTTAGTATTTAATAAAATTGTAAGAATGGATGATGCAGATGCTGCAACTAACAATATAGATATGCCTTTTCGGTTTTACCCTTGTTTTGTTGCTGGGTTGTCTTACTATTTATCTTTAAAAAAAGCACCACAATTAACACCACAACTAAAAGCATTATACGAAGAAGAATTCAGAAGAGCTGCTGATCAAGATGAAGATAGGGCATCTTTTAGGATAAGACCAAGTATTAGGATGCATTAAAATGGCTTATGCTCTTGGTAAATTTGCTTTAGGTTTATGTGATAGGTGTTCTTTTGAATACAAACTAAGCGAACTCAAACAAGAATGGACAGGTTTTAAAGTTTGTTCTAGTTGTTATGAACCAAAACATCCTCAACTAGAGCCAGAACCTCATGTTGCAGATCCAGAGGCTTTATACAAACCAAGACCAAATAATGATACAGAAGCTGGAGAAGGTTTTGTTGTAGTTACAAATTCTAATATCTATCAAAATGATTTTATGAATCCTTCTACCCTGCCTTCTAATTTTAATATTAATAAAGTTACATCAACACTAGGTAGCGTTTCAATTATTACAGAGGGTTCAGCTGCGCCGTCACCTTCTCCCACACCATCTCCAACACCTTCACCCTCTGTTACAACTTATACAGTAACAGTTGCTAGTTATTCTGGAGCAAATTATTTTTACATTAATGGGTCTAGGGCTGCTACCTTAACTTTAACGGAAGGCCAAACATACAAGTTTGATCAATCAGATAGCAGTAATTCTAGCCATCCTTTAAGATTTTCTACCACTTCAAATGGCACACATAGTGGAGGATCTGAATATACAACTGGCGTTACTACAAGCGGTACTCCTGGATCTTCAGGAGCTTACACTCAGATAGAAGTTGCAAGCGGCGCACCTACGCTTTATTATTACTGTACTAATCACTCCGGAATGGGTGGTCAAATAAATACTTAATATGAGCAGTCCAACAACACTAGCCGAATTAAAAACTTTAATACAAAACTATGTTCAAAATAGTGAAACTACTTTTGTAGCAACTTTAGATGATTTTATACGAATAGCTGAAGATAGAATATTTGAGTTAGTCCAGTTTGATTATTTTAGAAGAAATGTACAAGGCAGTATGACTGCTGGTTCTAGATTTTTAACAGCACCAAATGATTTTTTATTATCTTTTTCTCTTGCATGTATAAGTAGTACAGGTATTTACTATTATTTAGATAAAAAACACCCTAGTTTTATGCAAGAATATGCACCAAATCCAACAGACTCGGCATCAAGAGGTCTTCCTTTGTATTATGGAGATTTTGATAAAGATTTAAATACTGGTTTAAAAGAATCTACTTTAATTATTGCGCCTGTTCCAGATCAAAACTATACAACTGAACTTCATTATTTATATAAACCTAATTCTTTGGTCACAGATACAACAGGAACTTGGATTTCAGAAAATGCAAAAAACGCTTTATTATATGGTTCATTAGTTGAAGCCTACACTTTTATGAAAGGCGATGCCGATATGATGAATCTTTATGAAAAAAGATTTAATTTAGAAATTTTAAGATTAAAAAATCAATCAGAGGCAAGAGGAAGAAAAGACGAATATCGTTATGATTCTTTACGAACTTCTGTTTCGTAAAAAAAGGAGAGAAAATGAAGAAAATTAAAAGCCTTAAAGGTAAAACTGTGGCTATTGTTGGCATGGGTAAAAGCTGGTTTGACTATAATTTAGCAAAATCACACGGTACTCATTTTGATGAAGTATGGGCCATAAACGCCGTCGCATCTGTTATTTATCATGATAGAGTTTTTATGATGGATCCACCATCTAGATTTTTAGATACTGATGATGCAGGAGGTCAGACAGATAGCATGTCTAAACTTCTTACTGAACATAACGGTCCAGTCTATACATGTGAGTTAGATGATCGTTGTCCTGGCTTAGTTGAATATCCCATAAAAGAAATAGTAGAACAGACAAGTTGTTATTATTTAAACAACACAGTTGCCTATGCAATAGCTTTTGCCTATTGGAATGAGGTAGCAAATTTAAAATTATTTGGCGTAGATTTTTCTTATAAAGGTAATTTGCATTTTGCAGAAGCAGGCAGAGCTTGTTGTGAATTTTGGTTATCAAAATGTATTTCTGAAGGTATGCAGGTAGAAGTTGCTCATAGCAGCGGTCTGCTTGATACAGATGTACCAGCAGAACAAAAACTATACGGCTATCATAGGCTTGCAGATCCTTTAATTATTTTACAAGATGAAAATTCTGTTCAAGTAAAAAAATTAAGTGACGTTGAAATAAAAAAAATGCACAAAAAACCTATATTAATTGATAAGCACGACAGTCATTTAAAAAAAAATCAAATAGGAGAACCGAATAAATGGTAATGAGTTACAAAGCTGGCCCAGAATTAGGGATAATTGAAGTACATACGACAGATGAAGGCGGCCATTCTACTGAATTTTGGGCAAAGCGTTGTATTGAAAAAATGATTTATGTTAGTGATGATGCTCCTGAAGAAATAAAAAAACA